ACATGCCACACCCACCCGGAACAGATGAAATGCCCCTCCTGTGAAGAATTACAACCACAACAAGTATCCAGGGAATACTACCCCGCAGAAAACCTAAACAAAGTGATCAAAAATGGCACGCTATGAATGGCCCCTCATAAAAAGGGAGTATATACAAGGATACGAGGAAAACGGAGAACACATCTACCCCACCCTTGAAGAACTATGCGAACGCCACGGCTGCACATACAGCACAATCACCAAAAGAAGTAGCCGGGAAAATTGGAAGACTGAAAGGAAACTCTACGGAAAGAAATTGCAAGAAAAGGTGCAAGAAAAGCGTACTGAGATAATGGTTGAGGAATCGGCCAGTATTGATAATAAAGCATTAGAGATTGCACAGATTGGTTTAGACCTTGTCAAGGAAAGATTAGAAGGAAAACCAGATAATCCGGATGCTTTGAAGTTATCCAACACCGCTACCAACTTCCACCGCATGGCCCGACTGGCTATGGGTGAGGAAACGGAGCATGTTAAAGAGACAGGACATAATACGGTTGATGTGAATGAAATCCCGAGTGACAGTCGAAAAGCTTTGGCAGACATTGCAGCAACCCTCTCAAAGAGCACTGATAAGCCCCGCTAACTTAGCAATAGTGGATAGTAATGGACGTTACCAGTACCCTGAACATTTACGATTACTTAATAATCATCTTATAGACCTTGCTGACCGAAACATCACACGTTTAATGGTGTTTATGCCACCAAGGCACGGTAAAAGTGAGCTTATAAGTAAATACTTCCCTGCATGGTACCTTGGAACACACCCCGACCACCGTGTTATCCTATCCAGTTATGAGGCTGATTTCGCAGCAACATGGGGTAAACATGCACGGGATATATTAACCAGTCACCATGAAACCTTCAATGTACGAGTGGATGATGCATCTGCGGCTCGTAACCGGTGGGATATACAAGACCACCAAGGAGGAATGGTCACCGCCGGTGTAGGTGGACCAATCACTGGTAAAGGAGCAGATATATTAATCATTGATGATCCGGTTAAGAATGCAGAACAAGCTAACAGCCCCACATACCGGGAGAAAGCATTAGACTGGTACAACAGTACTGCTTATACACGATTAGAGCCAGATGGAGCAGTTATCCTAATTATGACGCGTTGGCATGAGGACGACCTCGCCGGTAAACTACTGCGACACGGGAATGAGGATTGGACCATCCTAAAATTACCCGCCATAAACACGAATGGAAAAGCATTATGGCCGGAACGATTCGGATTAAAAGAACTAAAACGAATCAAAAAACAAATAGGAAGCTACTGGTTCAGTGCAATGTACCAACAACACCCACAGCCAAGCGAGGGGGGATTACTTAAACGTGATTGGTTAAAAACCTACACACACAAACCCAGTATTGGAAGTTTTGAAATCTACCAAGGATGGGATGTGGCTATAAGTGAAAAAGAAACCAGCGACTACACCGTATGCTGCACAGTAGGCCGAGACAGAAAATTAAATCATTTTTACATACTTGACTGGTACAAGGAACGGATAGACTTCCCCAGCCAAGTAAAACAAGTCATAGAAGAAAGCAGAAAGTATGATGTTAACCTTATAGGGATAGAAGATGTAGCATACCAAAGAGCATTACCCCAACAAGTACTTGCTGAGCATGTGTTACCTGTTAAGGCGGTTAAACGTGTTAGTGATAAGGTAACCAGACTATTAAAGGTATCGACATTGTTTGAGAATGGATTAGTATTCCTACCAAAGAACCATGAGCATTATGAATCCTTTAAGGATGAATACCTCCATTTCCCACATGGCCGGCATGATGATATGCTTGACGCTACCGAATTAGCATTAACCCTTGCCAGTCAATTTAGTTCATCATCATTCACCCGTTCTGATCAGCGTTATGATTACAGTCAACATAATAGAAACAATATTAAACCCCGTCGGAGGATAAGGAAAATATGAATACAAGTGTTAAAACCGTCAACCACCTCGAAATAACAGTAGAGGAACTAATCCTCCAAATACACACCACCGCTACAAGGAAAGCCATCGAAACACACCTTGCAGCCTACCTTGAAAGTGTAGAAGACAAGTTCAGACCGGTGCAATTCCGGGAATACCTACGCAAGAAAAAGATAAATATAACCTACATTTACACACGGAGACAATAAACCATGAACCCCATCCAAAAACTAAGATACCGTCTCGCCGCAGCGCTAAGCCCCCGTGAGATGACCAGAACCTACCATAAACCAAATATTAATAGTAATTATGAGTTTAACAAGCCCTACAACCCGGATGAGTTAAAGGTACGGGATTATGATGAGATGCTCCGAGATCCACAAGTCAAATCTGGTTTTGAACTTATAAGACAATTCCTATTAACCCGGTCTTTACAAGTAACACCGGCTAGTGATGAGGAAGAGGATGTGGCTGTGGCTGATTTTATCCGTAAAATGCTCTACAACATGGAATACCCATTACGTAAAGTGTTGAATGATATTTACACCGGCATTGTGTACGGGTATAGTGTATTAGAGATTATATGGGATACCAATGAGGATGACCAGTTAATTATTAAGCGTTTGGACCCGCTTCATATTGATACATTGGAGGATTGTTTCCTGTATAATGATGAAGGTGAATTGGAAACCATTAAACAAACACCCCTCACTGGTGATGTGGTGGAGATTCCTGCCGAGAAATGTCTTGTTTATACTTATAATGAACGATTCAGAGACCGAAGCGGTGAAAGCATCCTTGACACGGTTTATGATAATTGGTATGATAAGCAGCGGATAATTAATTGGTGGAATATCTTTCTACAGAAACATGAAGGCCCCACCCTTGTGGGTTATGTGGATAATCCTGCATTGAAGGATGCTATGCGGGAACAGCTTGAACAAGTACAGGAAGGACGAACACAACTCACCGCCGGGGTGGGTGACCGTATCGAAATATTAGAAAGTAGTCATCGTGGTGAAGGATTCCTGGAGGCTATCAAGTATCATGATACTATGATATTCCGTAAAATGAATATCGGGACAATGATACTTGGCCAGGAGGATGGTAAAGGAGCGTATGCTCAGAGCATAACACAAGAAGCCGTACTGTCAAGGTTTTTGGATGGTGTTCATCAGGATATTGCCGCGGAACTGGAGACACTTGTAAGGCGTGTAGTGGATTACAATTTCAATGTGGAGGCTTATCCTAATATTTCATTCACCACCTTTGAAGATAAAGACGAACTAACACTATTAGAGCGACTTAAGCCCCTCGTAGATAACTACGCTATCAACCCATCTAGTGGATGGTTCCAAGAGTTATTGAAGGTTGTGGTTGAGAAACATAGTGACTTAACCGTGGAAAACCAGGAAGAACAAGCACCGGATGAGGTAATAGTACCAAGCACCGAGGATGTTAACACCCCCATGGAGCCTACTGAATTCCTAAATGAGGTAAGAGATGTTATCACACCACGAGAAGAAAAATAGGTGATTAAATGGTAAGTGTTAAAGTCATAACCGACCAACTCAATGAGAACATCCTACCCACAAAGACGGAAAACCTAATCCGCCGACTACTAGGCCAAAGACGGACAATAACCCGGAAACAAGCCTTACTCTTACAAAATATTATAGATGACGCAGCACGGGAGTTAAGAATAGATCCCACCATCCCCAAATTACAACGATGGGCTAATATTAATATAACAGCCACGGCCACTGCAGCGGGGTATGTGGAACAGTTTGGGAATAATATAAGTAAAATGTTCAATTTTGGGATTGAATTCACCAATAAAACACCAAGCAACACTGCACGCCTGTTTACAGAGACGGTGCGGCAGAATAGTATGAAATATGTTACACGGATGGGAGAAGACCTTAAAGGGCGTATGGGAACCATACTCCAGAATGGGTTAAGAAATGAATTAACACCCTACCAGATAAGCGAGAACATGCAACGAGAATTAAATATTACCAAGGCCCGTGCTGACACCATAGCAAGAACAGAGACCATGCGGGCTGCTAATCAGGGTAGTTATATTCAAGCACTCCGTGAGGGTATGGAATATTTCACCGTTGACAGTCGAGCAGAAGCCTGTACAATATGCCGAAAGGAATATACTGGCCGGGTTTTCCAAATGTCAGAGTCTGAGATGCTCCCACCCCTTCATCCCTCATGCGCGTGCCTACCGGTTTATCATCGTTATGGAGAAGATGCTGAACGGGATGCACAAGCACGGAAAGAGTTTAATGATAGACGGCGGGATGAGATAACCAGTATGGGTCATAAAATACCAGCGGATGGTACTGGGGATATTTCAAGGGATTAGATTACTATGACTACTGAAAACGAGCACACCGCCATCCTTACAGACACGCCTTGTACTAATCACCGCACCCACCGTATAACTGACAGTATAAAACTTATACTATGCCAACGCCCAGATGGGCAGTTGATAAGTCATAGTTATAAATTTAAAGCCCAGAAACACACACCCCGTGATGTGGATGAATGGTTAGATAAATTAGGAGTTAAAGCAATGAAGATAACACCCGCAAAGATTAACGCTAAACTACATGTTAAAGCAGAGAAGAATAGTACCGGTGGTGTTGATGGCCGGTTTTGGAGTAAAGGAATCCACCATGTATATGTGGATGATAAACCAAGCCGTGTCTATGTACCAGAAGAAACCCTACTCGAGACTTTCCAGAAGACCCGGAAACGATTAAATACAACTGGACTGCGACTGGGAGTGGACCACTTACCACCCCAACTATTGGAGGAAAATAAGATCCTAGCCAAGATGGATTTACTTGATGTGGGTCGTGTGAACCGTATCGGTATGGATGGAGACAGCTTATATATATTGGAATCAGAACTACGAGACCCTAAACTATTGGAATTACACCAAAAAGGTGAATTGCCCGCTTACAGTGTAGTAGGAAATATGACCGCCGAACCATGCCCTACTGACCAGGCAGATTATGTTTTAAAAAGTCTTGATATTGAGCGTATCGACTTTGTCGAGGAAGGCGGCTGCCAAGAATGCACCGTTGGAGCAGAACCTGATATGCTGGTACTTACTAGTAAGAAACATAAGGAGGATAAATTTATGAGTAAAAATGAAGCAAAACCAACAGAAACTATGGAGGCAGATGCTGAGGATGTTGTTGTTGAAGATGCAGAAAAAGTAGAAGATATAGTTAAATCAGAAGACGAAACTAAACCAGTAGTGGATAGTCCGGAATCAGAAAATGATGAAGCCCTTGTGGCAGAAACCAAACAAGAACCCGTTGAAACCCCTGATGATGATGATGTGGGGGGTGAGGGTGATGAAATAAAGTCAATAATAAAAACATTACAGGATGAAATAAAAAGCCTTAAAAAAGAATTAGGCAGTAAGAAACCAGTAAAAGCAAAAGATTCAAGTGCTGAGGAAGAGGTAAGCCAACTCATAAAAGATGGACGAGCCCTACCCAAGATGAAAGCCGGCCTACTTAGAGTAGCTGCTAAAGACCCCCAAGCATTCAAAGAACTAAAAGAATCCTTGCCAGTAATGGTACAGATGACTGCCAAAGCCAAACTCGCACAACTTGAAGAAAAGGATAAAAAAGAAGCCAACGCCCTAGAGGGTCCAGCCTATTTTGAATCTGATGAATACAAGGAGAAACTGCGCAGATTTGGACTATGAACATAATAAAAAATAATTACATGGAGGATTAAGAGAAAATGACAGCAAGATACACATTCAACAGTTACAAAAACTTCCCAGTGAAAGCCTGCAAACTAAGCGAAGGTGTATTAACCCGTGCTGATGTATTCAGCCCAAGTGGCGGGAAAGTAGAGGACGCGGTGAGCTACGCTACTCCTGTGAGTAAAGGAGACCTTGTAAGGTTAGTCACAACAAGTACTGATAAAGGGGTTATAACTGTAGAAAAAGCCGCTGCTGCTGACGAGGCAGACTATGTTATAGGGATAGTAGTATCAGACCCACAAGGGATAGATTCAACCACAACGAGTGGCGAAACACCAGTCAGTGCTAATCAGAGAATGGCAGATGTTGCCTTGTTTGGTATTGGTATTATTGAACTGGAAGCTGGAGCAACCATCTCACCCGGTGATGCTATATCATTATCAGAATCAGAAGATAATATCGTAGGAACACGAGGAGCATTAACCAGCAATGGCAATATGGTCGCATTAACCTACGCCGTAGATGGAGAAAAAGTAGCCATACTCGTTGGAGCATCAACCTACCACCCAGCGGACTAATCAACACAATAGAAACATAAATTTACAAATATATAAAATAAGTTTAATTTAATGGAGGAACGATTTAAAATGACAGTATTAACATTAGACCCACGAGAAGCCTTACATCCACGATTCATTGAAGGTGTTGTAAACAAGAAAATGGAACAACAACTCGACTTCATCGGCATGTTCCCTGAAGTACGGACTGATGCGCTCAGTTTCAGCTACTTTGAAGACACAACCAACGCCGGAGCCGACATAACCGCCGGTACACAGGGAAAACCCACACCACTCGCAGAAATAACTGAACTTGACGAAATAGAAGTATCACCTATCAGTATGAGTCACGGTGTCCTTGAACGTTTCGGGTATCAGATGAGATTCAGTAAAAGAAGCCTGAGAGAACCAAGCTTCATCGATGAAATATCAAGGGCCATGGACCGTATGGCCTTTGGAATGGCTAAAAGGATGAATGATGATATAGTAACTAAACTACAAGCCGTCAGCAACGACATAACAGAAGTCAGTGGAGCAAGTGCATGGAGTGAAAGCACAGCATCACCAGTGGAAGATATATTAAGCTTTGTCCAGGCTAGTCGTATAGAAGGATACCCTTATGAAATGGATAGCCTATACCTACACAACACTAATTACTTCGAGCTGATGAAATACCTGCAAGGTATTGACATTGCATGGGTAATGAACCCACTCGATGGAGAAAGAAGGATGCCCCGTGTAAATGGTGTAACCATCAACAACCTTCACAGCACCCAACTCGCCGAGGGAGGTTACATTGGATTAGATTCCAGGTACCCTGCTTGTACCGTGTATCAATTCCTTGATCCAAAACTAGCCACCATGGAGGGTGGTCGTGTGAATGTGAACAAGTATGAGGAAGAGAAATTCCCATACAACATTGTTGTTGAAGTGTTCGCTGAGCGTGGTATTGCCCTTAAAGTACCAAACGCTGTTAGTTACAAGTCTACTGGAATTTAATGTATATATGGAATGTTACTTTTTTTATTCCATATACATTTATTTATTTATTTTTTTTTTAATAGGAGTTTAATAGTATGGAAATGGTTGAAACACAAGAAGTTCAAATGGAACCATATAAGTATCTGTGGAAGGTATTATGCGAAACACTTAGTAAGATGGTAGTGGATGGGGAAGAAGTCAGTCCTGGTGATGTT